CGGCCCTGCACGTCGATCACGTTGCTGTCGTCGGTAATGCCGGGGCCGGTACGGCGCGCCTGCAGGTTGCGCCCGGTGGCGCCCAGAAACTGGGCCTCCTGCAGCTGCTGGCTCGCGCCAGAATCCACGGCGATGGCAGCGCTGCGCGAGAGCGGGCCTGCCGTGGGGTCAATGCCCATTTGCGCGGACAGCGGCACTTGCGGCGCTGCGTCCGGCACAGGCTCCGGAGCAGGTTCAGGTGCTGGGCCGCGCAAGGCCTCCAATTCCTGGGTAGCCTCGTCGCGCGCGGCGATCAAGCGTTGGTCCCAGCCGTTGCCCTTGGCTTGCTGCTGGATGAACGACAGGCGCTCCTCCAGTTGGGCAATGCGCTGCTCTGGGGTCACGGGATCGTTGGTGGGCAGCGGAGCGTCCGGCGCGCCCGGCTCGCTCTGGGCCGGTGCGCCGGGCGGCGTGTCAGGCTGCGCGGTGGCCGGCTCCATTGCTGGCGGCGCTGCGTCCAGCGGCGCGGCGCCGGCGGGCGCCTGGGCGGGGTCTTCTGCGGCCTGGGTGGCCTGCTCCTGCGCGCGTTGCTGGGCGCGGTTTCCCGATGCGCCGATGCCGCCACCGGCGCCGCCCATCGCAGTGCCCGTGATCAACCCCTGCGCCGCAGCCGCCCCAACGCCCTCGCCCACCGGCTTGTCCAGCGCCACGTTCTGCAGCGCCTGCTCGGCCATCGACTGGGGCATTTCCTCCAGCACGCCTTCGGCAACAGCGCCCTCGGCGATCTGGCGCGGCATGGAGCGCGTCGAGCCCGGCCCCGCCGCGCGCGCCGCGCCGCTGGCGAGCATCGTGTCCACGTCGCCGACGCCCAGGCGCTGCGCCACTTTCCCGCCCAGCGCCCCCAGGCCGGCCGTGGCAAGGCCAGAGGCGCCAGCGAGCGCCGCCTGTTTGCCGGTGAGCAAACCGTCCTGCGTCTCCCCGCGCACCTGCTCGGCTGCCGATCCGGCGCCCACGACTCCCTCACCCAGCGCGCCGGCGAGCACCGGCCCAAGCTTTGGCGCCAGCGCCATCGCCCCGCGCGCCACGCCGGCGCCGCCGAGCATCTGCGGGAGGGATTCGCCAATGCCCGTGGCAATGGTGCTGGGGTTCTCCAGCATGGCCCTGGCGGTGCCCACGAAACCATCGGCTTCGCGCACCTTGCGGTTGGCCTCCTGCTGGGCCGGGGAATACATCGTGTCCAGCGTGTCCTGGGCGTCCTTGAAGCGCACGCCGGCGCCCTCAAGGGCCTTGCCAGCGTGTCCACCAGTGGGGATGTCGAGCAGACCTACGGCCGCTTGGGGTAGGCCGACCGCACCTTTGAGGGCGGTGACGCCGATGTCACGGGCCGTGCCGCCGAGGGTGCGCTTGGGTGTTGAGTCGCCGAGAAAGGCGTCAATCTGGCTATCGCCTTGCGCCGCGGCTGCGGGCCTGCCCGCGAGGAAGTCTTCAATGTCTGCCATCCCCCCACTGTTCCGCCATCAAGGGATGGCGTCGAACCCTATACGGGGGGCGGCCCAGGCGTGAAAAAGCCCGCGCGCGGCGGGCTTTTTTCTAGGCGACGGACAGTTCTTCGAGAAGTTCATCCTGCCGCTTCGACAGTGTCGCCGGAGGAAGAGGCGACCGGCGGCGGTGCTGCTCCAGCAACCGGCTCTGCTCCAGAGTCGTTCGTGCAACCGCTATCGATCTTCGGCTCGCTTGGCTCATTGCTTCTCGCAGAGGCTTGGGGCTGCGTTGATGGGTCATTGCTATCTCCGGTTGGTTCATCTTCGAGAGGGATTTGGTAGCGGTGGAGTGTTGGTCTCTCATTGTCGATGTCCGGCATCATCACGGCACTGAAGGTTGCACATAAATCTAACAACAAACCCTTTGGCTCGCTCACATGTGTGAAGAGTTTTTTCGCCTCTTTTCGATCAATCACGAAGCCATGTGACGGGTATGCGGTGATGAGCGCTTGAAGTCCATCTCCTCTAAGATTCTTGCTTTTCTCATTCAGTCTCTCGCCATACGCATAGGCAATCTCCGTAGCACGCTGCATTTCCGCAAGCTTCATGGGATCGATCTGTGCAAATATCGGCTGGAAGATTCCAGCTATGAGCTTTGACGATATTTCGGATGCTATTCGAGTTGATAGTCCCATGCCGTCAGTCAACTCCGACAGATATACTTTGAAACCGTCGAGCGCACTGGACTGCAAGTTGGAGACTGCTTGAATGTAATCGAGCCCGGAGTTTCGGCCGGAGACCTCGTCGCTCTTCTTGATCTGGACGTCAAGAGGGCCCAGCTCGGAGCGATCCGCGAGGATCAACTCTGACGCGCCAACGAGGATGAGAGTGCCAGCACTCTTGCAATATCGGGGTACCAAGGCAGCAAAGCTGCTGTACCTATGCTGTAGAGCTCGGGCAATGCGAAAACCTGCATGGGCGTCGCCGCCAGGGGTAGCAAGAACGAGCACCGCCTTGTCTGAATTCTGCCCCTGCGAGATAAGATTGCTCAGGCCTTCGTACCCGAGCATGTTTACGACTCCGCTATATGTATATACATCCATCCAAAAAATCTCCTCGTCAGTTACATTAACAGAGATAATTGAACAAATGCTTACGGGTTTGCACCTGTTTATATTCCGCCATGCGCCCATGCCTCCTGATCGCTGCCCTAGCGCTCGCCGCCGCCCCGGCCTGGGCGTCGAACTACGCCACCTGCATCCTCGACAAGATGCCGGGAACGCAGAACGACGTGGCGGCCAGCGCGGTGCACCAGGTCTGCATCGGCGAGCACGCGGGCGGCATGGACGCCGTTGCACAGGGCTCCGGCCGCGGCCTGTTCGGCTTCGGCTCGGGCGCCGAGTGCACCGCCAAGAAGGCTGGGGAGACACGCAGCAACCGGGCTGCTGTCATGATCGGGGTGGCTTGCAGGCGGTTGTACGATGAGAGCGAAATCGACCGCTTCCTGAACAAGCAGAGATCCTAGGAGTAGCCAAGCTTCCGAAGAGCTTCGACCTTTTGCTCACGGGTCAAACTCGGGTTGTCTCGGATGGAAATCGCTTGCGCGTTTTCACTGATCGCTGGCACTCGAGGCCCCGCCTCCATCCGTCGCATTTCCCCAGTGCGCTCGTTCACCGCGCCCAAGATGCTCTCTGTCCGGTTGCCCTGGGCGTCGGTGCCGCCTTGCAGCGCCACGGACTTCCATTGGTCGCCCTTCTCCGTGCCCTGAATCTCCCGAATCTGCCGCGCCAGCGCGCCGCGCTCGGCATCTGTCTTGGCCGATTGGTAGGCCGACTGCAAGCCCTCAAGGCGCTGTGCGGCCCGCGTCTTGAACCCGGCCGCTGTCTGCTCCATGCCCAGGCGCTGCTGGTCCAGCCCGGCCGTCAGCGCGGTGCGGGCATTGGCGCCGGTCTGCTGCATGCCCTCGCGCTGCAACCCGGCGTTCTCGCGCATGGCGGTCTGGTCCATGCCCGGCTGGGCCTGCCGCAAAGCCTGGTCGGTGCCCAGCATCGCCAGGTAGGCCGCGCGCTCGGGCGAGACGACTCCCTTGCCGTGCTGGTCGAAGCGCCCGCCGTTGTTCATGATGGAACTGGCCGATACCCTCGCATTGCGTAGGTCGTTCTGTGCCTGCCACGAATTGCCCGAGTGCTGCACGGTGGGCGCCTGCACTCCCGTCACGCCGCCCGGCGCGCCGCCGGCCCCGGCCCCCAGCGCACGGAGTTGCTCACCAGCCGCCATGTAGCCACCGCCAGGGGTCTTGCCGTTGACGGTGATGTCGCCGCGGATGTCCGTGCCGGAATAGCTGTTGCCCACACGGGTGACGTTGCCCGAGGGCGCTGCAGGGTCCGTGGTGGCAGCGGGCACCGCCGCCAGCATGGCCGCTGCACCCATGGGCGCAGTTTGCGTTCCGGCTGCAAGGCGCTGGTCGGTGGGGTTTGGCGCAACTGGCGCCGGCACTGCCTGCCCCTTTTCCGGAGAGGGGCCGAACGAGTTGAAGAACGCGCGCGCGCCGCTGTCGAGGCCCGAGGCGAGCATCTGCGCAGCGTTGCGCCCGCCGACGCTGTGCATCTGGCCCAATGGCACTGGAGCTTGTGCATCGGCTGGAGGCGCGCCGGTCTGGCCGAGCTGCGTCACTCCCCGGTTGCGCGCAGCGGCGGCGGCATCGCCAAAGCTGCTGGCGCGAGGGGCTGGCTGCGTGGCCGGCCCGATGCGACCCAGTTGATCAGCAGCGCCGCCCTGGCGCAGGCGTTCATCAATGGTTGCCATGAGGTGCTTTCGAGAAGATCTGGCGCCAGTTTCGCGTTCCGGCGCGCCACGGCCAAACCCTACGGGGGGCTCAGAAAATCATGCGCACCAACGGCGGTCGCTTGTCGCGCTGCTTGCGCTGTACGTTGGCATCGGGCCGCTCGCCGAATGTCTGCACGAACAGGCCAAGCGACGTCGCGGCCTTGTTGGGGTCAAAGGTGTCCGCGTCCTGCTTGAGGTAGGCGCGGTGCATGAGCCAGTCCATCAGGCGCGCATGGAAACGCTCGGGGATTTCCGGCCGCTCCTGGTCGCGGTCTTCGCTCAACGCCTTGAGCGCGCCGCGGTACACGGTGAGCGCCACCGCATCGGCTGCCGCAGGCGTGGGCACCAGGCGCACCATGGCGGCTTGGGCGCCACTGGCCGGCTCGAAGATGAAATGGCGCGGCGTTCCCGTTCGACTCTCCCAACCCGGCATGTCGGCGTCGAGCGCTTCCACGCTGGTCTCATCGAGGGGCCGGCCGCGCAAGGCCAGCCGCTTGATCTCGAACACGCTGGCATGCAGGGAGTAGGTGTCCTGCCCCGGCACCAGAGTCAGGGCCATGGAGCGGTCCTCGATCAGATTGGCCCGCTCGCACGCCTCCTGCACCGCCTCGTTCAGGTAGGAGACGACCTCTTCACCCGACCAGAACGGCGGAATGGCAACGTCGTGCACCGCCGAGCGGAACCGGGTGATGAAGTCCTCTACCAGCATGGCGATCAGCCGGCCTTGGTCACTGCTTCGAAGGCGGCATCGGCTTCTTCGCGGCTGATGCTGAATCCGAGCCGGGCCTTGAGCCGGTTCAGGTTCGGTTTGCCGTCTTCGTTGAAGTCGTCCTCGTCGTCGCCGTCGAGCATCGCCGTGATGGCCGCACGGATCTCATCCTCGCGCACGACGGGCTTGACAGGCACTGCGTCGCTGGCGCCTTCTGCGCCGCGCAGCGTCTCTGGAATGGCGCCTTTGGCCACGGCCTCGCGGTGGAACATGGGGTCAAGCTCGACACCATCGCTCGTGATGACGGCCATATGCCCAGTGGTCAAGCCGACATGCAGCGGCGCAGCGGAAGGGGAGTAGAACTTCATGGCGTATTTCCTCAAAAGACCCGGCAGCGCGAGGCCGCCGGGCAAAAGGCCCCGTAGGGCCGGACCACAGAGAGCGTCGATCAGCCGTGGCTGAAAGCTGCGCGGCCGTCCACGATGTAGAGCACGGTGAGGCGCCCAGCACCAGCGGATGGAGCCGCGCCAGTGCCGGTCCAGACGACACCCACAGTGCTGGGCTCCGCGTACTTCTTGCCAGTGGGCACGATGGCCACGGCCCCAGGGGCGGTGATGTCCGCAGACTGGGCCGCGTAGGTGGCAGCGGTGGCAGCCGCAGAGCCGACCTTGTCACCGATGGAGAACTTGTCGTCCGTGCCAGAGTTGAAGATCGTGGTGATGGCCAGGTGGCCGCCGACAACAATCGCGCCCGGAGGGACGTCGACCGCGCCCGCGTAGGCGCCGCTGGTGAGATCGGCAAAGGTGAAGTCGGCAGTGGCCGCAATGACTTCCTGGCGACCGGAGTTTTTGGTGATGGTCATGATGGTTCCTTCAGCATCAAGGTGGAACAGTGGTGAGCGAAGTGCTACCGGAAGAGAGACGAAGCGAGGCCACAGGCCCCGCTTCTGGCGTCACTGGATGTAGTGGTCCAGCGTGACGGTGCCGAAGTCCTCTTCCGAGCCGTCGTAGATCGAATAGAACTTGGGCTTGAGCAGGCCGAACATCTTGTCGATGTTGATGCCCTGCTGGCTGCCGTACTGGAACGTCTTCTCGTCCCACTCGGCCGGGCCGATGTCGGCCATGGCGAGCGCTTGCGCGCCGCAGAGCACCGAGCGCGTGCCGTTCACCAGACCGCCGGCGCCCCACTTGGAACCCGAGGCTGCTCCCTTGGTCGTGTAAACCAGGCGGTGTTCGTGCAATACGGCGCCGTCCACCGTCACGGTGGCGCCAGTGAACCAGGGCGAGTCGGTGCCCCCCTTGGTTGCGGTAGCGACAACGGCCCGCTGATAGTCCGCGTCCTTCTTGAGCTGCGCCAGGGAGCCGGGCGCCAGCAGGAACACGTAGTATTCCTTGCCGCCATCCATCAGAGGCTTGACGTAGTGCTCCTTCGCGTAGGCGATCAAGTCCACGATGGTCTTGTAGCTGAGCACGTATCCGGTGGTGATGCTGGCAGTGTTGGACGCGGCGAGCGCGGTGCCGTCCCACATCAGGGCACGCTTGGCCGAAGGCGCGGAGACATCGGCGGCGAAGGCCAGTCCAGGGAACGGCGAACCGACGCGCGGGGCGCCGTTGTTCTGGAAGGCGTAGCTAATGCCCGACAGCGACAGGAACGAGAGCTGATCGACCCGATTGGCCAGCCAGTAGGAAAGGCGGCTGCGGCCCATTTCGCGGAATTTGATCACCGAGCGCTGTTCGGCGAGCTTGCCCTTGTTGCGCACACTGTGCGTGATCAGGTCGAGGGTGATGATCTGCGAGAACGACTGCATCGCCTCCTCGTTGCCTTCGCGCTCGTTGTCGCTGATCACGCCGTCCTCGACCAGGTCGGCCACCAGCTGGATCAGGCACTGATCGCCCTTCTCCGTCTTGGTCAGCTCCGTGATGCGCTGGATCATCGAGTTCTCGCTCGTGCCCAGGAATCGCTTGATGAACATCTGATCGCGTGCGGCTTGCCACACATCACGCGACCAGACCAGTTTTTGTTTCGGCGTCAATGCCGCGAAATTGGTCAGCATGTCATGCTCCATGAATTGGTTACGGACTTGAGGCGTGCGCTGCCAATGCGGGAAACATGACGTTGAAGGCGGTCAAGGCGCCGGGCGGTTTACCGTCCTGCCGTGTGGACGCTGTACACCCTGGAGATTGGCCAGCCAGATGGGTGAGTTCTGGCCGGGCATGGTGGTCAGTCGCCGCGAAGGCGGGACTTCTCGGCTGGCGACAAAGCAGCGAACTGCTCGTCATCCAAGGCCGCGACGTCCACCCGCGCGGCGGGCGTAGCGCGGTTGCCTACGCCGACCTGCAGCGCAGGAGGTTGGGCCACCTGATCGGCAGCCCCACGCTTGACCGCGTTGCTGGAACGAGTGTCGCCGCGCTCGGCCCCCTGAGACAAGCCCCCAGAGGGGGGTTGTTGATCATCCTCGGGAGCGAAACGGGGAGCGATCTTGGCCACGGCGGCTCGCAGCGCCAGGTGCGGCGCTACGCCCTGGGCAATCGAGCGGTCCCGCGCTGCCATGATCAACTCCAGGGCGTCCGCGCCAGCAGCAGTGTCGAGCCAAGGGTACTGCTCCAGAGTGGAATCCACCTCTGCCTTCAGGGACTGCACCGCGCTGCGCCGTGCGATGTTGCCCTCTGCCCGCTCGGTCGCCTGATCCACCAGGTGCGCATTGATTTCGCCCCGGATCTTGGCGGCCTTTTGGGTATCGCCGTCGATCAGCGCCGAGACGAACTCCTGTTCCTTCGTGGTCACGTCAAAGGCGGCTGCCTCGGCCTGCTGCTGAGATGCTGGTGGTGCGACGGGAGCGGCGCTCTGCGCCGTTTCTGCCGCGCGCGCCGCTGCCAGCTCGCGGCGCAGCTGCTCGTTTTCAGACTCCAGCGCCTTCTTGCGCTCGTTAACCTCGTTAAAGCGCGTTTTTGGGATCCCGGGGGCACGGTGGGTGCGCTCATCTTCCGCGCCTTCGCCAGCATCAGCGCCGCCCTGGCCAGTGTCGTCGGCACCGGCTGCGGCATCCTCACCAGCAGCGGCGCCGTCAGTATCGGTAGCCTGTCCATCCTCTGCGGTCGCGCCGTCTTCGGTGGGGGTGAAGTCGTCGCCACGGTCCTCGACGGCGGTGTCGGCGCCGCCAGTGTCGGAGCCGTCGTCACCGGCGGGCGCCATGTAGCGGGACAGGAGCTTCTTCAAGAGCATGTTCATGGTGTGGTCCTCTGTGGTTAGAAACTGTTTCAGGTGCGGCTCTGCTCGCGCGCGATCGCGTGCACCAGACCATCGTCTTCGGTTGCTGCAGGGGCGGTTTCAGTGGTCATGGTCTTCCTCTTCGTTGCGGTCATGCGGGGGTGCGCGCGCCGTCAGCGGCGAGCGTCTCGATGCCAGCGTTCAGACCGTTTGCCGGGCTCGCTGGGGAAAGCGGATCGGTATTGCGCGGTAGTTCGGCGGCAGGCGCCACGCCGCCCGGCACGGCTGGGACAATGGGCGCGGCATCCTTGTCTTGAAACGCTGCTGAGCGCAGTAGCCCATCTGCCACGCCAGACGCGCCCGGCACGGTCATAAGCACCTGGGCTGCCTGGGTGGAGCTGTACATTGCCTTCACGTCCTCATTGACCGTCTTCGAATGGACGTGGACCGTCTCTGCGTCGGTCTTTCGGGCCTGCGCCTCGATCAGCTTGGCCTTGGCCTCCAGGGTCGGGTCTGCCGCTGGCTGGGCCGACTGCATGTTGGCCAGGATGTCGTGCTTGTCGGCCAGCGCCGAGTAGCGGATCACCGTGGCGTCCGGGATTGCGATGTTCGCCTTGCGCATTTCCAGTGCCTGCTGGAACTGGCTGTTCTCGAAGGTGACCTGCATCGGCTGCTCGGAGATCACCACGTCGTATTCGCCCACGGTGACGTCGTACAAGTAGCTGTTCGTCGCCGGGTCGAACTTGTTGATCTCCAGCACCTGCTCGACTTCCTTGCCGGTGTTGGGGTCCGTCTCCGTGATGCGGAACACCCGGTGGCTGTCGTAGTACCGCTGCACCAGCTTCAGGATGCGCTTGCCCAGCAGTGAGCGCGTGAACGCCAGGTTGTCCAGCGGGACCGCCAACTGCTGCTGGCTGGCGAACTGCTTGGCCTGGATGGCGATGCCGGACACCTCGGGGCCCTGCTGCCCCCGCATCGCCTCGGGCACGGTGACGTCCTTCAGCGCCTGGGTGGCGCGGTCGATGATCCGGTCTACGCCAGTGGGCACTGGGTTCGGCTCGATCTTCTTCGGCGAGGTGCTGCCTTTCTTGTACTCAAGAACCAGCCCGGTGCTTGCGCCAACATCCTCCAGATCTTCGGTCGTGATGTTGGTGAGCGAGTTCTCTTCGACTGTCCACCCGCTGTTCGCGCTGGTGTTGACAATGTGGATGTACTGACTCACCGCCTTGTTGAGCGCTTCCTGAGGTCCAATGGCGTTGTCGATCATGCCGCGCGTCTTGCCGCGCCGGAAGTAGGCGAAAAACGGGACCGTGGTGAAGTGCTCGTAGGGGCTGTAGTCGTCGTGCAGGACCGTCGAGAAGGTGCTGACGGTCCACTTCACACGCCGGCGCATCCGGGTTGAGCGCACGGCGCCCTGATTCAGCGCATCGGCAATCGAATCAGCGGAGAGATCGGTTTCAACCTGCACCTCGCCGGTGTCTGGGAACACGATGCAGCGCGTCTTCTCGTACACGAACCGCTGCCGGTCAATAACCCGGTACCGCTTGAGACCGTCCTCATGCGCGCTGTAGGCGTCGTACAAGCCGTACCGATCACTCCGGCCGAACTTGTTGCGCTGCGCCTCGTCGTCCTGGTCGCCGAAGTCGTGCCCCTCATCGTTCGAAGCCTCGGCCTTCACCTTGGCGGCGTACCCGTAGATCTGCTCGATCTCATCCAGCGTGAGCCAACGGCTCTTGGTCACGTCCCCCCACTTGTCGGGGTCGTAACTCTTGGCATCCGGGTCAGGGATCACGTCGCGCGGGTCATCAACGTGGATCTCGATGTCGCCCTTGATGTTGTTGTCGAAGTTCACGCGAACGTCGAAATACCCGCGCTGCTCGATCAGGCCGTCGCTGAATACCTGCGTCTCGACCCAGTGGAACTGGGTGGCGTCCAGGATCTGCTTGACCACCTTGGACAGAATCGTGGCCACGGCCAGGTCGCCCTTCTCGCCGCGCGGCCTGAACGCGATGTCCATGCGGTTGTGGATCTGGTAGCCGATGGCGCTGTTGGTGCTGGGCAGGATTTCGTTGAACTCATAGGCCGGGCGCTTCTGCTCTGCCAGGATCGCCTTGTCGCTCTCGGACCACTGTTCGCCGCCGCCCAGGTACATGCCCTCGCATCGCGCAGCCTGCTCGGTGTATTCGATATGGCCACGGTCCTTGCCGTAGAGATAGCGAGCCCAGTTCTCGCGTGCTGCGTCGTCGTATGCCATGGTGCTTATGCGGCTTGCGCCGATCCGTTGGTTCTGGCGCGTACCCCAAGGCGATCACGCCAGGACTTGGCCGGCGTAGCAGTGGTGCTTGCGATGGGTGATGCAAAGGTGAGCAACAGCGAATCAGCGCAGTCCGGGCTCGGCAGGCCCCGCGCCTTCATGTCGTCCTTGCTCTCGATGACGATGCGCATGCGCCGGTCGTAGCCGTACTGCGGCCCGGTGAGGTCGGCTTCCATCTCGGGGTCTTCCGGCAGGCAGCCGCCCTCCTCCAGCCACTTCTTGCCCTGGTCCCACAGCTCTGAGCGCTTGTTCCAGTAGCGCGACTCGTCGGCGGCTTTTTCCCCCACTTGGACGGGGAAGACCAGCCTGCCGAAGTTCATCTGGCGCAGTCGGTCGATCACGCCCCACCCCAGGCCCGTGGCGTCCACGAACACGGCATCGGGCTTGAACTCGTGGATCTCGAACGCGATCAGGTCCGCCAGATTCATCAGATCAGGCTCGCGCAGCTTTTTCTGCGGCCAGACGTGATTGCCCTGGCGGCGGGTGAAAACGGATTGATCGTCGCCGTGGCGCGCCACATCGACGCCCAGCACCTTTGCGAAGTGGCCGTAGCCTTCGGCCTTGCGCCGCTGCGCCCGGGCCACCGTGTCCAGGCTGATGAACTGCAGGCTGCCGGCGCGCGGGAAGACGCCACGTACGCGAACGCGCACGAAGTCGTGGTCCTCGCCGTAGTCGTCGATCCACTTCTGGATCTGGGCCTTGTTGGCCATCTTGGCCGTGCGGCTGTCCACTTGGCGCGTGATCCAGCGGTGCTTGAACTTGCCGAAGCACTGGGCGAAGCGGCCGGTATTCTGCGTCGGGTTGCCGAAGGCCAACCACATGGCGCCTGCCGTGGTCATGGCGCCCTCCGTCACCTCCCAGATCTTGTCGGCGATGGCAGATGCCTCGTCGAAGATCACCAGCACATGCTTTTCGTGCGTGCCCGCGAAAGCCTCGGAGTTGTGCTCAGTCCAGGGGATGGCCGCGGCAAACCAGACCTCCGGGTACAGCACATGCTGGAAGCGGGTGGCCGACCACTCGAACCAGTGGGCGTGGATGCTGAGCTTGTGCCACTTCGACAGCTCGCGCCAGGTCTTGGTGGTCAGCTGCGTCTTGGTGTTGGCGGTGACCACCACTTGCGGGAAGTCGCGCGTGCTCATGAACCACAGGATGACCCAGGCCACCAGCCCGGTCTTGCCGATGCCGTGGCCGCTGGCCACCGCGATCTGGATGGCGGTCTGCACGTCCGCGCCACTGCGCAGCGCCTGGCGGATCTCGCCCATCACCTCGCACTGCCAGGTGTCAGGCCCGCTCTCGGACGCCAGGGGCGAGCCGGGCTGTCCCCAGGGGAAGACATAGCGCACGAACCCCTCGGGGTCGTCAAAGAACGCGCCGATGTCGTCCACCAGCTGGGCTTCGATTTGTGCCGGCCGGGCCAGGCGGCCCTTAGCGGTTGGCTGCGCGGGCGCGGGCATTCAGCAGCCTCTCCAGAAAGTCCTTGTCGCCATCACCGCCAGCATCGGGGTGGGCATCGATCCCGAAGGCCTCACGCTCCATCGACACCAGGATGCGCAGCGCCTCGGCCAACGCCTTCATGGTCTTGGTGCGCTCCGGCAGGCTGATCACCGCCTGGTAGATGTCGTTGAGCTTGTCCTGGCCCTTGTCGTCGGGCCGGCGCAGGATTTCCCCCAGCTCTTCCAGCTCGGGCACCTGGTCAGTCTGCTGCTCCAGTTCGCTCAGCAGCTTCAGGCACAGCCTGCGGCCCCGCTGAATGTCGGCGCGCTGGGACAGCCGCACATCCTTCTGAATGTTCGCCTCAACCTCGATCTGCCGGTTCTCGGTCAGTCGCTGGTCTTCTCGTACCTGGGTTCGTACCTCAGCCTTTCGTACCAGATCGTCGGCCTTGGCTCGTACCTTAGCGTTGAGGTCACGCACCCAGCCATCGCGTTTGGCGCGCTTGCGAATGGCGCCTTCGGTGATGCCGTGCTCCTCGGCAATAGCTGTGACAGCGCGCACTCCCATGCGGAAGTCGCGCTCGATGGCTTCCCAGCCCGCGCGGCGGCGCCCCGAGGCGGCTGCGCCGCCGGCGCCGCTGGGGTCTTTCTTGGTTGCTTCAGGGGTGGTGGTTGCCATTGCCCCCGAATGGTTGCGGGGAGCGGCAACTTTGGCGAACCCTACTGGAGGGGTCGGGCGCTGTCGGCTTTGATGGAGCCAGTAGATTCCAGTATTTCGCGCATCTCAGCCAGGTAGTCGAAGCGTCTCTTCCGTGCCTCCATCAACGACTGGTGATATGCCGAAAGTGCCTGTCGGTAGTTCTCCTGCGACTGCGCAGAATTTTCGTGCGGTAAGACTTGGCGATCCTTTTTTTTGTAGGCTGCCAGATCCTGGAGAGCAACCGCGATCTCGTCGTTTGTTGCATTCACGAGAGCTGTGAGCGCAGACAATCTCATCGCCAACCTGCCGTTCTCCACGAGTTGGTTTTGTGCCGCAGCGGACTCCACCAGCGCTGCCTTGGTCTCTGCGAGTTCCTTCTTCTGGAGCTTGACCGACTGGGTGAGCCAGTAGAACGCGGCGAAGGCCACAAGGGGGTTCATCAGC